GCGCGCGCGGTCATGGCCTCGAGACCCGCAGGCAAAGCGCCTTGTAGTGGGCGATGGAGGCCGGCCACTTCTCGACCTTGACCACCTCCCACTGTTCGCCGGCCCAGGTCACCATGTCCGCCGGAGTGTTGTTCGTCTCGTTCGCCGTGCGGACCTCGGTCGCCGTGTACAGGCGCAGGCCCTCGCGGGCCCTGTCGCCCTCGGGCAAGTGCAGCAGCTCGTCGGGGCGCGGGCGGTCCGGCTGCACGCTGGCCACGATGGAGAGGGAGGACGACGCGCCGCCCGCCCATCTGCCGTCGACGTAGCTTCCGGCCGCGCGCCTCGTAATGGTCACGGTCGCAAACATCCCCGCAGGGGTCGGAAGCGGACAGCTCACTTGGTCACCTGCATCCCATGGATGATCACTCGTCCGCGCACCGACTGCCGCATCGTGCCCGTATCAATCAGAGGGTTGCTCGAGCCTTTCTTGGCGACGGTCGCCGGCGCGTTTGGCGGGGTGCGAAGCTTTGTGATGTTGCGTCGCACGTCGCCCGCCACCTGCTCCGCAAAGCCCGTCAGCGACGCGACCACGGTGGCCTTGCCCCGCAGGATGCGATCGTACATGCGATCGAGCCGCTCGCGGTACTTGCGGATGCGCGCGTCGTGGTTCGAGCGCAACCAGGACCGCTCGGGGATGACAATTGTTTCCCCGCCGCTGCGGCCGTGCCGAATCGAATATCCGTACTCATGGACGGCTCCGATTTGCGCCACGGTGAGCTCACCGTAATCGGCACTTCCGGCCGGGGCCTCGTCAAAGATTCCGATGTCGGCATGCGCCCCGTGCGCCGCGTCCAGCTCGCGCATGATGCGCGCGTGGCCGCGGTCGATATCCTTGTGCGAGGCGGAAAAGCGCACTACAGCACCCCGCCGGTCCCGCCGGTCGAGGACGGGGACCCGTCGGCCGGCGGGTTGTCGGCCATGCCCAGGGCGAAGATAGGACCCTGACGGTCGTCGTCGTCCTGCACCGTCTCGATGTCTGACTTGCTGATGCCGCCCGCGTAGAGCTGCGGGACCATCTGCTCGCGGATGCTCGCGGCCAGGCCGTGTAGCTGAGACAGGCGTTGGCTGTACTTGACGTCGATGTCGCCGGTCCGCTGGTCGACGCATCGGGAGTACTTGGCGATTAGGCGCCGGCACGCGGCAAGGCCCGCGTGCCGGACGCTGTCATCGTACTGCTCGAGCAGGTAGATTAGCTCTTCGTCGGAAAATTGCGCGTCGGCCTCGGTCGTGTCTCCGATCAAGAATCGGAGGGCGTCCATCTCACCCGTTCGGGGGTCGCCGGAATAGCTCCAGGTCATGACGGACGCCCTCCATCTGCCGACTCGCGCGCTGACAGGCTAGCTGATTGCGTCCTCGAGGAAGGCGGCGCAGTCCGTCGCCACCACCTTGAGATCCCACGCGAATTCGTTTTCGATGCGCACCGAGTTCAAGTGCTCCATCCGAAAGCGCTTGGTCCGCAGGCCGTCGGAGCCCGCGCCGTAGAGGCCCGCCCAGGAAAAGCAATAGCCGGCCGAGGGCCGCATCAGCGCGGGCGTGGCAGGCCGATAGGCGAGCAGGGCGTGTTTGCCGAAGATGCGGCCGATGCTGTCGGTCGCGCCTTTGGCGGCGCTGTTGGTAACGCCGCCTGGGATCACGACCTCATCCACGCCGAAAAGCGCGGCCAGGATGTCCGCGGTCACGATGCCGCGTTGCGTGTATTTGATCCGGTCGATGACCGTGGAGTGATTCTTCACGACGTTGTACACGGCTTTGCCGAGCACGAGGACGTTCGGCTCGTAGCCCGTCAGCGTCTCCACCGCGTCCTTGGCGTTATCCACGTCGGCGATGGGGTCGGAGCTGGCAGCGTCCCACTGCAGGAACTGGTTTGTCGTGGGGCCGGAGGCGACGCCGTCCCAGTCCGTGTCCCAGACGCCGGTCTTAAAAAACGAGTCGACGAACATGGCGTCGCGTTTCATCAGCAGCTTGTCCGTCAGGATTTCCGCCGCGTCCTGCTCGGGCCGAAGCGGCGCGTCGGCGTTGGCGACGGTGTCGTCGTCCACGTCCTTGTGCAGTGCGTACTTCGTGCAGCTGTAGGTTGGCGTATTGTCGATGTCGTAGTGCATGCCGCGGGATTCGGTCCCTGGAGCGCGGGGCATGGCCTCGTCGCGCATCAGGTCGCCTTTGTTGTAGACGAAATACCGGTCGGATTGTTTTTGCACCGGAATCACGGGAAAGACGCGCGCCGAGACGAATCGCTCCTGTCCTTGCAGGTATGCGATCGAAATTTGCGTCAGCGGTGCGTTAACGTGTACATCGCCGGGGGTCGGTGGCATTTTCTGTCTCCCTAGAGGGCTTCACAAAGGAAGCAGCCCTTCACGTCTGCGGTTGCACCGGAGGCATCGTCGTCGACCAGCGTCACGTCGGTGTCGGTGGCAGCGAGCATCGCCGTTGTCCCGGCCGTTTTGTTTTCGCCGTGCGTTGCGGTGCCGGTGATTGTGACCTCGAAAGAGGTCGTGCCGTCGGTCAGCGCCACGGTGCAGACATAGATGCTGCCCGGGGCCGTCTGCGCATCCGCGAATCCAGACAGGACCTTGTAGTTGCGAGGGAACTCCATGTCCTCGAACGCGGCGACGCCGACCGCGCCGACCGCGCCGACGAAGGCGAATGGGATCTCAAACTGCCGGTCCGTGCGCTCGCCCACGAGGGGGAGGGGCTTGTAGCGGACGGTGGGCTCGGTAGCGCTGGCGATGCTGTCGATCACTCCGACCAAGATGTCCCCGGGGGTCGTTGTGATCGTAGCGGAATCGGCGCCTACCCAGCACTCCTTGCCCACGTCGGTGGCGGCAAGGCCAGCGCCCGTAAGCTCGGCAATCCCCCACCTGCGGACCGAGCAGTCGAGGTCGCCGTCGGCGCCCGTGGAGTTGTCCACGGTGTCGAGCGCAAGGCCCCAGAAGCTGACAGCGGTTGCGTCGCCTGCGTCCACGAGATATCCGTCCGCATCAAGGCAGACCATCTGCCCCGCGGTGGTGCTCTTGGTTGCGGCCACGCCGACCTCGACCACGTGCCCATCCTGGTCGAGGCTCGAGACCTGCGGGAGCATCAGGCAGGAAATCTCCTCCGCGGCTGCGGCCGAAGCCTCGAGGGCGATTCCGCAGATATGGTCGTCGGTCAGTGCGGTTCGTGCCCGACCGGTCGCGTCGGGGGCAATGCTCGCCCCTGCTGCGATGGCCTCGCCCGCTGCGACGGCGCAGACCATGCCCACGTTGACGGCCGCGGTCTGCCCGGCGGTCGGCTTGTTCGCCAAGACTCCAATGGCCGTGTCACCGACGCCCGCAAGGTTCACGGTGTTGGCTGCGGTCACCTTGACCAGATAGTGATTCTTCGTGCTCAGGTCCGCCGCGGCGACCATCGAGCCAAGCTGCAAGAGTTTTTCGTCCGTTGCCATCTTGTTGCTCCTCGTCGCCTACTGGCGGCAGTACTCGTCGTAGAGTTTGGGGTTGGCCCTAAAGATTGCCGCGACGGCCTGCTCGTTGGTCAACGGCTTTTCCGACTTTTGCATCAGGGCCTCGGCCATCGCCTGCACGCGGCCGAGCACGCCCTGGCGGTCCTCGGGCATCGGGCCGCCGCCGCCCAGCTCGCCGAAAAGCGCGCTCTGACGAGTCACCTCGTCGACGCCGTCGAGCAGGCTGTCCAGGCTCGCGATTGCGTCCTTGTCGCCCGTCTTGGCGACGGCGCGAAGCAGGCCCGCCAGGTCGTCGGTCGGGATGGGCGCGTGCAAGTGAGCCTGCGCCTTGGTCAGGTACTCGCGCCGGGCCGCCTCCTCGTCGCGCTGGGCGATGGACTTTTGCAGCTCCTCGAGCGCACGGCGATCGTCCTCGCGGCTCTTGAGCATCGCGTCCCACTGGGCCTGCAGCTCGGGCGGCAGGTTCTGGGCGCGCTTGATGGCCGGCTCCATGCCGGCGGCCTTGCGAAGCGCCGCGACGGCGGCCTCCACCTCGGGCGTCTCGGCCTCGAGCTGCGCGACGACGGACTTGCACAGCTCCGTCACGGCGGCGGCCTGGTCCGCCTGCGCCCCTTCGCCCTGCTCAGCGTCCTCGCTCTTGGCCGCGATGCCCAGCAGCTTCATGAGCTGGGCAGCCGTCCCCTTGAATGCCTCGTCGCCCACAGCCTTTTTCGCCTTGCGCAGCGCGCCCAGGGCGGCCTTGATTGCCTCTTTTTGCTCCGGCGCCATCTTGGCCTTTTCAAGATACTCGGCCATGACCTCGTCGTGGTCCATGCGTGACTCCTCGGATTCGTCGCCGCCGGACGGCGGCCGGTTGCTTTTTTGGTGCAGTTTGAGTCGGCGATTTGCCGGTCGCTTGACCGCCGAAAGCTCAAGGACATTGATGTTTCTTAGCCAGGTCGACACATCCCCGTTGTGACGGCGAGGGCGCGACCGGTCAATTAATCGGCAATAGGGGCTATCGCAGAATCACCAGAACGGTGCCGCAGGTGCGTCTGAGCACGTCGCGGAGTGAAGTGTCGTCGCGAAAGATTCTTCCGCGCTCGGCGCCTCCCACCACGACGTCGCCGTCGCCGCAAAAGTCGCGCATCCTCCACGCCTCCGAGATGGCAGTCTCGAAGTCCGGGCCGAAGGCTGCCACCAGGGTCGGCGTGCCGTTGCGGTCACGCAGTCGCTTGGCGCGCTCGATGTCCGCCTTGCGCCAGGCAATCCGGCGCTGCCGCCCCTCGCCCGTCACCTTTGGCCGCAGATACCCCTCGCGTACCCAAAGCTGCAGCGTTTTCAAATTGACATCGAGCGCATCCGCCACTTCGCGGCTGCCCTTGGGCTCGTCGTTTTGCGTCATCGTTCTATCCTCGCGGCCATGCCGCCCCACGAAATCCCGTGCTGAGTGTCGCGCAGCTCCCGCCACAGCTCGGGGTCTGTGTAATGGATTGCTACAATCGAGGACCCCTCGACAATGGGCCCGCCGGGTGGCACCTGGCCGTGGAAGGAGTGCAGGTCACACGGGGCGACGTAGCCCTCGACCACGACCGCGCGGCCCGTGATGCGGTCGCGGTGCTCGAGCTTCACTTCGCGCCCGCCGGCCATGTATCCGTGCATCGCGCGCTCGATTTCCTCGGCTTCGATTCGGTGCCCATGGGCGTCGACCGTCCCGGGCTCGCTGACGAGATAGTAAATCACTTGCGCCTCGGGCGCGGCGCACGCGATGGCCCGGGCGCTGATTTGCGCCTGCGGCGGCTCCTCGGATGCCGCCTCCCACTCGGGCCGCAGCGCCGGCATATGGCCTGCCAGCGGGAAGCTGGCCACGACCGCATCGCCCGCGACCAGTACCACCTCGCTCGCCGTCCACGCCGGCACGCTGTCCACGGCGGGCAGCTCCCCCGGCCCATCCTCGGGTACGTAGCCCAGCGTCAGGTGCGGCACCCACCCGTGGGCGGACGGCAGCCGCACCACCTGGGATGCGGCGCGCTCGAGGTCCGCCTGTAGCTGGCTTAGGCCCGGCGCCGAGGCCAGGGCGACCACGGGCACGCCATCCTCGCCGGGCGCGAATCGGCCCGCGCCGGAGAGCGACACCGTGAGCGGGCGGTGCTCCCGGCATACGGCCTCCGCCAGTCGACGCAGGTCCTCGAGGTCGTCGCGCGACAGGGCGTCCGTGCGACCGAGATAGACCAGGGTGACGTGCGGCTCGCCCGCCCCCGCGCCGCCCCGGCCCGCTGGCCCAACGCGCTCCAGGGCGTCGTGCACGGCGGGGGGCGCCAACACGACCAACATCGCCCCGGCGCCCCCTTGCGCCTTTGTCAGCGCCTGCATGGCCCGCGGGGCGCCGACGGATGCGCCAGGCGAACGAACCAGGGCGAGGTCATAAATCGCGCAGAACGTGTCCGCGGCCTCTATCCGCTCCCCATGCTCAAAGACCGGGATGCCGGCGCCGACAAGCGCCGCGTGGACAAGCTCGCGGCCGCGCCATCCGCCCGTCAGCCCGAGCTCACCGTCGACAGAGCATGCAAGCTCGACCTCGCCCTGCTCCAGCGGGATGACCTCGGGTAGCATGCCGAGGCGGTGCTCGAGCGAAGCACAGGTCCGGGCCTGAGCCGCAAGCTTGCCGTTCGGCACCTCCATACCCCGCGACGTCATCTCCTGCAGCGCAAACGATGCCGCATCGCACACGGGCCCGGCATCCCCCACGTGCTCCGCGCGCTTGTACAGCCGCTCAAGGCGCGCCCACGTCGCCGCAAGGTTCTCGCTGTCCATGTCTTCAAGGGCCGCGGGCCGCAGCTCCGCAAGCGCCCGCGCTTGTGTCGTGTTCAAATCGTCGCCCATATCTTCCTCCTATCATGGCAGGCCGGTCCGCGCCATCTTGCGCCGTCAGGGAGGTCGGCCGGATAGCCGGCATCTACCTCCTATGCGACGGTGCTCCAAAAGTGTCGGCGGGCCCAAGTCGCCGAAGGCGGGCGCTAATCCCCTGGGTGTGTTAGCCCGGGGATTCGGTCTCGATGGCCGCCGTGGCCCGACGGCGCCCATCGACAATCTGACAAAGATACGCAGCAATCGCCAAGCTCCCCTCGCCCATTCCCTCGCAGACAAACCGGTAGTGCTCCCTGGCAGACTGCTCCGCGTCGAAAAAACAGACATCCGGTGAACTGTGCTCGCGCAGCCTGACGATGACATACCGGCGGTTCACTTCTCGACCCATATTGTGAATAGATAGCCAAAAAGAAACCCGACGGCTCCCACCACCAAAATGCCCAAGATGAGCAGCGCGGCCTTCATTAGATGATCCGCTCCGTGCACCTGCAGGATACGTGCGCCGGGGGGTGCTGCACCGTATTGCCGTCCGGCAGCAGATACGGGTCCTTGAGGCTGGTTGGCTGCTCGTTCATCGGCCCACAGATTGGGCATACCCGCTCATCCTCCGAGGTCATCCACTCGCGCATGGCCCCGGGCTCGAGCCCCCCGTCGGCCTCGAGCTGCACCCACAGCTCATAGCGGCCGCGGTTGATTGCGACCATGGTCTCGTTTCGCGCGATGGTCTCGGCGCGCTGCCGCAGCAGGCGCTCGCTGTATCGACGCAGGCGCCGCTCGATGTCCGCCTCGCTCACGCCCGCCTCGATCATTGCGGCCTGGCGCCGGGCGACCGCAATCGACTGACGCTCGGTCAGACCGACGACGGAGCGGATATCTTGCGCCATGTACCGGGGGTGCCGGCCCAGTCGATACCCCTCGCGCAAGATGGCGCGGACCGCGTCGCGCGAGGTCCCGTTGACCTGCTTGACCAGTTCGGCGCCGTGGTCGCGCAGCCACCCCTTGATGCGCGGCGAGCCCATGTCCAAGGCCGTGACCGTGCGCCGCAGGTCGGCCATCGCCAGGCGCCCGCCCTCCTGCACCGCCTCGGCCAGCGGCTCGCCGAAGTCGCCGACGATGGAGCCCACCTTGTTGACCTGCGAGATTTCAATCACGCGCTTGCGGTCGCCGGACAGAATCGCGCGCTCGAGCGCGCTCATCGATATCGCCCCGCGAAGCGATACGAGGGCGTTTCGTAGCGGCACCTGCAGCTTGTTTCGCAGCTTGGCGGCCATCCGGCCGGACCAGACGGTGCCCGGACCGACGGCCTTGGTAATCGCGCTCTGATGGGGGACGAAAACGAAGCGCATCAGCCCTCGGGTTTCGGCTCGGTGGCCGCAAGCTTTGCCGCGGCGTCGGCCGCGATGCGCACCTCCTCGGCCTTGTGCCACTCGACCAGGTGTCCGCCCAGGGCCAGCATGACGGTCTCGATGGGCGTCGCCGCGTGCGCCTTGGGCCCCTGGCCCTCGACCGCCGCCAGGAGCTGCTGCGGCGTCAGGCCGCCGTGAGCCGCCAGCTTGTCGAGGCTCATCCCGTGGTCGTCCTCGATGCGGCGCCGATGCGCCCGCGCGAAGCCCAGCGGGACGGAGGTCATCCAGTCAGGGTTTTGCCGCAAGGCCATCTTGGCCAGGCCACCGGAGAGCAGCAAGGGGAATCGGGAGGTCACAAGTCGCCGCCTTCGTCCTGCTCGGGCAGCGATGCGGCGCGCCGCAAGTAGCGCTCCAGTCGCTCGTCCGGCAAGGTCAGCGCGCCCGCGTTGGCCAGGCGCAGGATGAAGTTGCTCAGCGCATCCAGGTCCGGGGTCTCGATGTCTCCGTGCACGATACGCGGATAGGGCGCAGGGATGCCGTTTAGGGCGAAGAGCCGCGGCACCGCCTGCATGTTGAGCGTCTCGGCGATGGTATCGAGCCAGGCCCCCATCGCAGCAGAAAAGAGGGCCGTTTTCGACGACGACAGCGCGAAGCTGCCGACCTTTTCATGGCCGAGCAGAATGAAATCCGCCAAGACCGTGGTGGCGATATCCTGCTTGTAGCGGCGGATTGCCGGGTCCGGGCTGCGCGCCTTCGACCCAAAGGCGGAGAGCAGCTCGAGCTTGTAGCGCGGCTGCCCGCTATGGTCGAACTCCTGCGGGAACACGACGCCCATTTGCTCGTTGATTTTGATGCCGCGAACAATCTTTTTGATCTCGTCCAGCAGCGCCTTTTGTGACGCGCTGGCCATCGGGTCCATCAGCTCGGTGGGAACGTAGGCGACCGGCATGCCGGCCATGTCCCGCTCGATTCCGATGGCCTCAATCTCCTCGAGGCGCTTTTTGAAAAGCCATGGCCGAAACGCGTTGCGCAGCACCGAGACCCCCTCGGGCCCGCGCCGCTCGCGAGTTTTGAAGTGGATAAGCTTTTCAATTGGGATCTCAATCCGCTGGAACGTAACGGGGTGCGCCTGGACGAACGCCTCTACCTGCTCGGTCTCGGACAGTCGCCACTCCAGGAGCGTGTCTTGCCCGCGCGCAGGCAGGCGGTGCCAGCCGATGCGACCGTCGTCGTGGGCCGAGGGCGGGTTGCCTGCCACGCCGGCCCGCTGCTTATAGACCAGCTCGTGGACCGCCCAGCCGAAGGGGAGCATCGTCAGGACGTCGGCGATTAGGCTGACCCAGGGCTTGTCCAGGTCGCTCATGCACTGCCAGAGGAACTCGGCCTTGTCCTTTTCCGCCGGCTCGTCGGATGCGCCCTCGGTCGACCACTCCACTTGACGGATGAGCATTTCGATCGCGAACAGCACGGCGCCCACCGTCGGGTCGCCGTCGCTCATCTCGCGCCAGGCGCGCCGCCCCTGCTCGCCGCGTAGCTGCGGCAGCCACTCCTCGAGGATCACGCCGCCGACGCGCTTGAGCCCGGTCGAGCCCATCTCGGCAGTCAGGGCGCCTGCGCGCGCTCCCCGTGCGGCCGGGGGAGGGGATGCTTGGTTTTCGACGAGGGCGCGAGGCCCGGGGTCGGGCTGGCCGGCGAGGAGACCGCGGAGCCTGGAGGTGATGGACATGCGCCAAACTTGCTACGCGGATGCCAGGGATGTCAAGTTACGCCCTCTCGGCGCTTAACCGGCGCACAAATTTCCCACCGAACGCGATTTATCGTCTCCGTCGCCGGCAGAAACAGACCGGGCAAGAGCGGCTGCTTGCGGTACGCCCTGTGCCACTCGCCCCCTTGCACCCTGGATATTGGGCGCCACCCGGCCGCCAGATAGCATGCTCCCGATTCATCGACTCGCGTATAACTGACCAGACGGACGACTCCCATCGCCTTGGAGGCCCGCCACGCGGCGCCCAAAAGCCGCGAGGCCACGTTATGATCACCGCCTCGACAGCATAAGCGCGAAACCTCAAAAGTCACCCCGTCGCACAATGCCTGTGCTGTTGGCGACGCCACTACGACTACGCCGCAGAGCTTGCCGTCAACATATGCCGCGACGGCAAAGCGGTGCGCCTTGTATTGCCCGTGGTGGCGGTGGTGGCGCACGATCCAGGCGTTGGCCTCACGGCGAGTTATGGGCCGCAGCTCAATCACATCCCTCCCCACGGGTTGGCCTGGGCAAGCTCAGATCAGCCCGGGCAAACATTCCTGCACTCGCGCCCGGCTGCCCTGCTCCGTCAAGCAGTGAGGCGAGAGCCACAATCGCTCGCGCTGCTGCTGTACGCCGGACCCCCTCTTGCCGGTCTGGGCCATGCCGCCTTTGAAAAACCCATCGCGGTACCATTCGACCTCGCGCCAGCCGTGCGCCTCGAGGTTCTCGTGCTCCGTGTCAAATCCCGCGAGCACGATCCGCAGCTTCTCGTCGACTCCGTTTTCGACGCACCACCGATTGACCGCTTGGGCTACGTCGTGATCCTCCGCGGCGTATAGGTCGGTGCTCCGGACATCGCCCGAATAGGGTGGATCGAGAAATACGCCGGCCACGCCTCCCTTGCGGACCGACAAGGTCTTCAGCGCGCCTCCCGTGCAGGCGCGGGTCCAATCGCCGTTCAGGATTCTCACGTGCCGCAGCCGCGCGGACAGGAACTCAAACCAGCGCAGCAGCTCCGGCATAGTCATCGGGTGATAGTCGCCCACGCCGGGCTCGCGAAGTTGCGGGCGGTTCACTCCCATGCCGCCGCCGGTAAGGTGCGGGAACTGTCGCGACACGCCGGGCTCGCGAGCTGCGCTTCGGGCTTGTTTGAAGATTCGACCGCCGGCGCCGACCGTCCACGGGCCGGTGCCCGCACACCACCCGCTGCCGATCCAGGAGCTTTGGCCCCAAGCCCACCAGCCGGCCATTTTGGGATCGTGCCAGTCCGGATCGCCCATGAGCCGCTCCAGGTTGTGCTCCTCGCGCCAGCGCACCAGGGCGATATGCCTCGCGTGCAGATCAGCCTCGCAAACCGGCCAGCTCGCCGCCTCGGCCATGGCCTGCGGCGACCGTTGCATCGACCGAAAGGCATTGCACAAAAGCCCGTCCGCGTCGTTGACCGTCTCGGAGTAGTACGTGCGGTTGCACGGGTGCGGCCGGCGCAGCAGGACCGCGAGCGAGCCCGCGAACGGCTCGACGTAGTGCTCGCAGTCGCCGAGGGCGAGCCACACGGCGGGCGCCGCGTCCGCCTTGCCACCGAACCAGGGCCATGGGGTTTTTTGCAGCTTGTCGTCGGAGAGTCTGGGCATGCGCTAAACCCCTCCCCACGGGTTGGCCTGGGCAAGCTCGGGCAGACGGACGCCGCCGGCGGCAGCACTGCCTGCATGGGCGACTGCGTGGCTGTAGACCAGATAGCGCGTCGCATCCATGGCGTGGTCACCAAACTGCGCCTCTGGCTCCTCCTTGCCCTCGGGAAAGTAGTAGCCGTCGACCTCGCGGCGCCAATCAGCGAGGTCCGGCGAAACATAAATGCGAGGCTTGCCGTCGCCCCGCGGAGGGAACAGGGAGCGTGTGTACTGGACCCCCTGCTCCACGGACTTCTCCGCCAGCTCGACGCGGCAGGGGCGCAGCCCTTGCGCACGCTCCTCGGCGGTCAAGACCCGCATGTGGCCAACACCCTCCGGGTCGTGGTCCGTCCACCACTTTTGTACGTTCCACTTGGCGTTCAGCCGCTTCGCCTCGTGGGCGACGCCGTCGCGGTTGACGCCGCGCCGATACCAGCAGTCGAGCAGATACCATCGCCCGTCGTCGTCGAGGCCGCCGACGAGGACGCACGCCGGGTTCGTGAAGCCCCAGTCGACCCCGCCGAAGGTCGCCACGACGTTCGACGCCATGCGCTCGGTGGACATGGCGCTGTGCAGGCGCGGCGCATAGGGCCAGACCGCTCCGGCCAGCTCGAGCACCTGCGCATCGAGGTACTGGGCCGCATACTCCTCGCCGTACGACGCGCGCAGGCCCGACTCGAAGTCCTCGGGCAGATGGACATTGTCCGCGGTGCGGGCGCGCACTACGTGGCGCGTCAGCCCAGGCTTGCGGAATTCGCGAATCAACCAGTTGAGCCCAAGCGGAGTCGTGGTCCCAAACAGGCATCGACGTTTGGCGCGCGGGTCTCGGATGCGGGCCTGCAAGATCTTCCAGGCCATAGCAGTGCGCATCTGCGCAACCTCGTCGAACCACGCAAAAGCGAGGTTGAGGCCCGAGAGACTGCCGGGGTTGTCTGCCGAGCGCAAGAATATCGATCGCCCCGTCGGCCGCCAGATGAACAGCTTATCCGACTTTTTATGGACATAGAGCTGCTTTGGGATCCATTGCTCCCATAGCGGCAGCACCACGTCGCGCAGCATCGGATAGGTCGGGCTGACGATTGCTCCGTTGCACTCGGGGTTGTCCTGGGCAAGCCACGCGGTTTCATGGATTCCCACAATGGTTTTTCCCGCGCCTACCCCGGCGAGTAGCAGCTTCTCTACCGCAACCGCAGCATGGAATCGCGCCTGGTGTGGCTGTGGGCGATAGGACGAAACGAGATCCAGAGGCTCTACCCTGCTTTGTTTTGCTGGTCGGTCTCGTCGGCCACCAGCTCGTCGCTTGGCGTTGCCGTGCCTTGTTCGGGGCGCTGGAAAATCACGGTGACACTTTCCCCGCCGTCAAGCTCACGGTCGCCCCATCTACCCCTGGTGTGCGGGTGCCGTTTGAGAAACGCTTCGGCCGCGCGCCAGTCAAGATCAGCGCTCCGCACGACCCGTTGAGCCATCTGATGCTCGCACTCCGCTACTGCTACCAGGATGTCCTGCTGAAAGCGCCAGTAGATGTCCTTTTCATCGGTCGCCTCGCGGCCCATTTTGGTCCACCGATAAAAGGTGCGCTCGCTAATTCCAGACGCCTGGGCCGCCACGATATTGGGACAGCCGTCGCGCACCCGCTTGACGATTGCCTTGTGGATGCGCGGGGTCAGCTTGGGTTTACGCCCCGTGGCGCGCGCAAGCACCTGCTCCTTGGACGGGGTGAACAGGGCCTTGGCCTTTTGCAGAAAGGCAATGGTCTGCTGCGCTTTTTCCAGCGATTCGGCGGCTATTTGCTCGACGTCGTCCGGCGAGCGGTGGACCAAGATCTGAAAGGTCCCATCCGGCTGGCGCTTGGGGCCCTCGATTCGTGGATATGTCCTTGCGGGTGGCATTGGAAAACCGTATCAGCTTAAACCGGCAAGCGAAAGAAATTCGGCTCGCACTTCGTGTTGCTTCATTGCGCCACGGAGGGCAGAGGTCACCATCATTGCGTGCTGCTTTTCAACGCCCCTTGCCGTGATACACAGGTGCTGGGCCCGCAGCACCACCGCCGCGCCAAGCGGTCGCACGTGAAGCTCGAGCGAATCCGCAACCTGGTCCGTGATCCTTTCTTGGATCTGTAGCCGACGGGAGAAACACTCGACGAGCCGCGCGAGCTTGCTGACTCCCACCAGGCGCCCGTCGGGGGCCGGGATGTACCCCACATAAGCTCGCCCCCAAAACGGCAGCAAGTGGTGCTCGCACGTGGAAAAAAAGTCGATGTCCCCTAGCGTGACCATGTCGCCATACTGGTGCTCCTCGCAGGGGAACGAGGTGGTAAGTATCTGTGCAGGGTCGAGCTGGTATCCACCAAACAAGGTCTGCCAGCTCCGGCAAACCCTGCTCGGCGTGTCGCGCAGCCCGGGACGCTCCGGATTGTCCCCTATTGCTTGGATGACCTGGCGCACCAGGTCGTGCGACTCCGCGCTCATGGAATCCTCCATACCAATTTGTGCTGTTGCACCGACAGGCCCCACCCGGGGTGCTCAAGGCACCAATGGACTGCCCGCCCCGTGGCCAACCGATCGCGCTCCGGGTCCCCGGACACCAGGGGGCTTACAAGCCAGTGTGCGGCCTTTGGGGGCGGCTCAGGGGGAGGCAGGCCCTCTCCCACCAGGACGCGCCACTCGTCGATTTGAGAGAGGCTGGCGGCCGCAGGTGCTCCGTTTTTCGGGCTGACCGTGACCCAGTCAAACACCGCCCCGCCCGGGGCCGCAACCGTTCCGCTGGTCTCCAGGGCAACGAACCATCCGCCGGCGCGCAGCACCGAGCAAAGGTCGCCGTCTACCTGCAGCAAGGGCTCACCCCCGGTCAGAACCACTCGCCGGCTCCCCCCCCGGTCCGCGCGCTCGACGGCCGCGACAAGTGCCTCCGGGGTAAGCTGCTGCGTGCGTCGGTGGTCCGTGTCGCACCATGGGCAATCCAGGTTGCACCCCGCAAACCGGACAAACACCGTGGCCAGGCCAGCCCGCACGCCCTCGCCCTGCAGGGAATAGAATATCTCCGCTATATCGTAACAGTGCATTCGTTGCCGTCCGACTCTTGCACCGTAACCTCAACGCACCTCGGAACGGTCTCCAGAATCCACAGGGCGATGTGCTCCGCGGTGGGGTTTTCCCGAAGCCACGAGGGCAGGAAGTCCAGGTCGTTGATGTGCCGATGGTCGAGCGCGCCGTGGACCAGTTTCTTGACCACACCAAAGTCCACGACCATGCCACCGTCAAGCTTGTTTGATTCACAGGTCACGGAGATCTTCCAATTGTGACCATGGACCCTGCTGCAGGGGTTTTCGCCGTCAACCTGCAGGCGGTGGGCCCCGGCGACCTCCAAGTGTTTGGTGATTCGATATTTCATGTCGCGTACTCCGTAGGGTCTGGGACCCCCGCAAGCTTGAACGCCTCGCGGCGCTCCACGCAAGTGCCGCACGTGCCACAGTGGACCGCCCCGCCCTTGTAGCAAGACCACGTCCGCTCAAAGGGAACCCCGAGACTGGCGCCCAGCTTTACGATCGCTGCCTTGTCCATGCCCACAAACGGCGCCAGAAGCCGCACGGGCTCCCAGTTTGCAAGCCGCAAAACCCGGTCAGCCGCGTCCACGAAGTCCGGCCGGCAGTCGGGGTAGATCGCGTGGTCGCCACTGTGGGCCGCGTAGGCCACGGCTGACGCCCCGCACGCAACCGCGTGCGCGCTGGCAATGGACAGCATGACCAGATTGCGCGAGGGGACCACCGTCGCCCGCATGGATTCGTCCTCGTAATGGCCATCGGGGATTTCACCCGACCCCTGCAGCGCACTCGCACGTGGCAGGTCAAGGGCGACCACCAGATGCGCCTCCGTCCTGTCGGCGCAAAGCTCGCGGGCAGCGTCCAGCTCGCGCTCGTGCCTTTGGCCGTAGTGGTACGACAGCGCCAAGATGCCGCCCTGCGGGCTCGCCAAGGACCACAACAGCACCGCGCTGTCCAGTCCGCCGCTAATGATCACTACAGTGTCGATTACCAATGATCTCCCCTTATTAACCTCTGCCTCAGGCGCCCAATTTCCATGGGGAGCCCGCTTGCCTGTCGCCATGCTCCAAAGACGTCGACCACGTGTGGCATCTACTTTGTGGCCGCCAGATACATTTGACTCGCAAGAGTGACGTAAACCGTCCCCGGCCCCTGCCATGCGGTGAGCTGCAGGTGAACCCGGGCAGCCCACTGTTCCCGCTCGGATTGCGACATATCGCGCAGGGTGAGCTGATACGGGGCAAGCACCTGGTGCGGCATGACCAATCCGTGTTTGGCGCTTAAAATCCCAAAACTAAAAATCCTGGCGGTTTGAGTAAGGTATCGCATGGACAGCCGAAACAGTGATCCCGTGTAGAGGTCGCGCGCCGGGGCAGGGTGCTGCAGCTTGGTCTTGCCGCAGGCAATCAACCCGACGCGCGGTATGCTACTTGTCGCCATCCGGCACCAATACTTTTTTGGCCTGCATGGCGAGCCGGAGGCTCATTCGCCCGTCCGGCGGGGGCGGGTCAAGCGTTGCGTTTGACTCACGGTGTCGTGCCGCAGCCAAGCGCAGGACGGGTCCCTGTAGTTGGATCTCAGCAAGCTGCTTTTTCCACCGCGCTGACGCCTTGCGCTCCAGCTCCATGTAAAACTTGACCTCCGGCTTTAGGTTGCGATTCTCCCCGCCCCGAACGGACATCTTGCCGAAGCTCGCCCACCTGCCAAAGGCGCACGGGCCAAGCTCCCAGTTTGTCGCGTCGACGCTATGGAACGGGAAAGACAGAATCATGTCCTCCCCGCTCATGCCGAACCCGTGAATTGCTTTGGGCCACACACGAGCGAAACACTGCCCCACCCATGCCTTCTTTTTCTTGGCGCCGAGGCCAACGGCCCCGCCGATTGCAATCTTGGGATAATCCCTGGCGAGACTGACCAGCTCGCCCCATGGGGTCCCGACGTGGAAGGTGGGGATTGCCGGAATGCCCGCCTCCCACATTGCCTCGGTATTCTGGCGCGTGCCTCGGTGGTCCCCGATTACATCCAGGGCGAATACCTCGGTGAGCTGCTCGTCGGTCTCCAGGAGGGCCTTGCATGTTTGGATGTACTCGGCAAGGTCAATGGTCGCCCCCGAGTTCTTGGCGGAAAACGCCCCGCTATCCATGACCCAGTCCCGGAAAACGTAGCGCGGCCTTTGGCGCTTGAACTCGCGCAAATAGTAATAGCTCACCAAAAGCGCGGGCTTGTCCCACTGGTATGACAGCCCCTTTTCCATGGCGCGCTCCGCTGACCCAGCGTGGACCCCTGTCACCAGTTTCATCGTGGTCACATTGCCTCCGCATAGCCCGCTGACTAGCGGGCCCGTAGACGCAGCCAGTCGGATTGTTGTCACGTGGCAAGCCGCTGCACAATGGCCCCGACGGCAGAAAACACGTCCACAAACAAGGGCGTATCGTCGCCGAGATAGAAAAGCACCTGCCCCTGGCGGGGCGACCCCGAGTGCTTGCTTGGATGCTGGAACGAAACCCGGCCGTTGAAAAAACAAGCGGCATGCTCGGCCAGCAACGCCTGCAGCCAGTCAGTGTCCGTGGCGTTGTTTGTCAGGCAAAGGGCTGCGCTGACCTTGCCGGCGCGGTGCTCTGCAAGTAGCCGCTCCGTGAACAGCTTGACAAGCGGCATCGAGTAAGGCGGATTCAACCACACTCTGCCGCTCCACGGGTGGGCCAGTCCGTTGGTTTCCCTGGTGTAGTGCACCTTTGCCTGGACGGTCTTTTGCGCCTCGTCGCAGCTCGCAGGGTCCAGGTCGATTACACCTAGCACTCGGCGCGCGAGGTCGAGGATGGCCGGGGGTGTATACCACTCGTCGCCGCTATTGTCTTCCCGGGAGTTGTCGGCATTCGGGTCCGGCTTCGGCGGTGACCAGTCCGCCTCGAGCAGCGGGTTCAGGGTTTCGGGTGCAAACCCGGTCAGCGCCATGTCGAATCCGTCCCGGTTTAGCTCGTTCAACAGATCGCTGACCCCGTGCCAGTCAAAATCGCCCTGCGCATCGCGGGCGTTGAGGGCAAGGTTAAGCGCTTTTTCCTCGGGTGAGTCCGGCTCAAGTTCAACATAGGTTATGTCGCTGCTGTGGATCCAACTCTGCCCGAGCACGTCGCGCAGCGCAGCGATGCGCTGGTGCCCGCCGATCACGCGGTTGCCGTTGGCGTTGACTGTAATGGTTGCGGTGAGCCGGAACCCATCCCGGGGGTCCCAGCCCGCCACCGCCCGTGTGTGCTCGCGAATGCTGGTTGCGAGGAGATCTAACGCGGCCGGGGAGATCTTCCGCGGATTGTACTGCGCAAATTTGAACTTCGATATATCCACCATGTTCAACCATCCGCACGGAATCATTGCCGTGTCAAGGGCTGCGCGAAGATGGTTTTTTCTTGATCCGTGAATCGAGGCGGTGGTAAAACCCTGCCCAGGTCACGTGAGACCTACTCGACAACTAGATTGACCCGGGTCCGTGGGGTGCTTCCTCTCACGTGGCCGGCCCCCACGGGCCCGGGACCCTTTGGAGCAGACCATGCACGACGACGAGCGAGGCTACATGCCCACCATCGATGACCTCTATGCCCCGCCGAGCGAGTGGACGAACGCCCCACTGTGGGAGGTCAGCGACGGCGCATTCCGACTGGCGTATTACCTTTCACAAATCACGCAGCGGGAAGTACACGAGGATGTCAGGCACCCGGTCACCGGGCGTCCGGTTAGGATCTATCGCGGGCAAGTGCTTGCCCCCTCGACGCACCTGGCACGCGTCCTAAAGCGCGCCTGCAACACCATTCGGAGATCAATAAGGGAACTTATGTCGGCCGGGTTCCTTGAAAGAACAGAAGACAATATCATCTATATTGTCAATGACAACATCGGCCGCGGTCCGAGCATTGACGCAGCGTGGGTAGCGCACGACATGAGCCGCGCTGGACGCAACTAAAGATGCGACGACAGGGATGGGTTAAGTACTATCGTCAGATACTAGATAGCCCCATATTCCTGGCCATGACTGATCGCGAGCGCAACGTAATGAGCACAACACTTCTTCTGGCGAATTGGGACCCGCAGCCATGGTTCTGTCGCCCGCTGGGAATGGAGGTCGTAGTACCATTCGGCGCTTTCGTAAGCTCACACGCGGAACTAATGCGCGTCTGCAACACCAGCCGCGCCGTGGTCCGCAGCGCCGTCGCTCGCATGACAGGCGGAAATTTCCTTAGAGTTCAGCCACTTGAAGCACTTTTGGGCGACGAATCGGAGGGTGGCAGGAGGGTGGCACCTAGGGTGCGCCGTAGGGTGGCACTGTATGTCATTGTAAAGTTTGGCGAATTCCAGAGTCGCAACCAATACGGAACCAATACGGAACCAATACGGAACCAATACGGCGGGCCATTATATGGAAGAAGAAGATCAAGAAGATCAAGAATGGGCGCCGCTGACGCGGCGCACCCCCTACCCAATAGTACGTACATGGTAGTTGGTACTACTACTACGGAGGATCAAGTGAAACAACCTCTCAGCACCAACAAGCCTAACGCGTTTGGATCATCTCGACACCATCAT